CGGCGCGGCATCGTCGACGAGGAGATCACCCAGTGGACGCGCGTACGCGTCGCCGCGCGCTGCGTCGCGTGCGGGGGCAGCGGGTTCGCCCACGGCCGGCCCGGGATCGACCCGTGCCCCCAGTGCCACGGCGTGGGGACGCGGCCGTGATGGACGTCGACTTCACGAAGTATCCGCCGGGGTCTGCGGTCTCGGGCGCGGGGCGGATCGAGCGCTGTGCGGTCTGCGGCCGCGCCGGCGAGCGCCGCAAGGGCACGAAAAAGCACGCGTACGTAGTCGTGCACAAGGTTTCGATCCGCAGCGTGCTGCTCAAGCGGTCGCGCAAGCGCGTGACGCGCGGGGTCGTGACCGACGAGTGCAAGGCGGCCAGCGCGCCCGCGGCGGGGTCGTGATGGACGTCGCCGTGCTGTGGACCATGTGCACGATCGCCCTTGCCGGCGCGGTCCTCGGCGCGCTGGCGGGCTACAGCCTGCGCGACGCCGAGGTCGCGCGGCTGCGCGAGGCGCTGCGCTGCGCCGAGGTGCAACGCGAAGTCTGGAAGATCTCGTCGAACTTCTCCCAGAGCCCGCGCTTCCTCAGCTTGCCAATCTGTTCAAGCTCCGCTTCGACCAACGCCTCGAACGAATCGACGGGGACCTTCAACCGACGGCACTGTTTCTTGAGCGCGTCCCGACCCGGCCCGGATTCGAGCAGCACGATCCCCTTCATCGCCATGTTCATCCCCTCGCTCAGCCAGTCGAACGGGCGCTCGCGCGAATCGCACGCCCCGCGATCTCTGTGGCGTCCTCCGCCCAGATTCGACGAATGATCTCGATCTCGGCGTCCGAGATCAACGTCACCGTTACGTCGCGCTGGAGCGCTACGAGGCGTTCGAGAATCTCGGCGCGCGCCGCAAGAGTGAACGGGCCAGGCACCGGCTCGCCGTCACTCATGAAGGTGACGAGACCGTTTCTGCGGTGGGCGAGACGGCGCGACTTGTCGTTGCGGATCAGCGCCAGCCAGTCGCGGAACTCCATAAGGGGCTCGACCTCCTCGAAGCCCGCGTCGATGAATCCCTGCGCGCTCTTGTCCTTCTCAACAACCGTGCACGTCCAGCACCCGAAGCGCGATGACGAGGTGCCACACGACGGTGCGTCGGACTTGTCGAGCACCAGCGGGCATTCGCCGCCCTCGGCGTTTCTGTAGATCGTCACGAGGTCGCGGTGCGAACCACCCCACGGCGGGCGGCGCTGAAGCAGCAGCTGCCAGACCTCGTCCGTCGTGAAGTCCACGATCGGTCGGAACACGAGGCAGCCGTTCAGATTATTGTGCGGATTGAGGCGCTGCTCCGTGGAGTAGCGGTTCACCGACTGCGCGCGTGTCGCGGACTCGGTGCGTCGCACGCCGATCAGGAGGATGACCTCGCCGTTCGCGGCAGCCTGCGAGCGGATGTAGTTTGAGGTCGGTGCAATCTTCATCCGGTCGGTGCACCAGCGGAACATCCGGTTGGGTGCAGGATACCCGCGGCCGATCAGGTTCACCCAGAAGGTCTGGTCCGGTGCAGGGGTCGTCTTCGCGACGATGATGGGGAGGCCGAGACCTTCGACTGCTTCCCGGATCCGCTCGCAGGTGCCATCCACGAACCGGCTCAGGATCGGCGACTCCACCAGGGTGTCGTTCGTCAGCACGTGCACGGGGCGGGTGCGACGGCTGGGAGGGAGTTCGAGAAGCACCTCCGTGACGATCTGAAGGAGCAGCGTCGAGTCCTTCCCGCCGGAGAACCCGACGATCCACGGGAAGCTGTGCTCCGCGAGGTACTCATCGCGGATCTCGTGCATCGCGTGTGCGTACTTCTCGGCGGTCGTCTGGGTCGCGACGGCGTTGGTGGCTGCCATGGGGGAACGCGATGCTTTCACGCTGGATCCCAGCCCGCAAGCGCGTCGTTGATCTTCGCGGGCGGATGGACGACGGACCCGGGGGGACACGGTTCTGGAACGCGCGGAAACGCGGCGCGCACGATCCTTGTGCCCGCCCGCCCGCCCGCCGCGGTGCGATCGCGTGAGCACCCGACGGACACGCTCCTATCCCCGCGTGCGGGGACGCCCTGGTCGTGCGCGCGATCTGCTGGCTGGTCGGACCAGCAACTGCTCGACCTCGACGCCGATCGCGCGCGCGACAGCGTGGAGCGAGCGCAAGCTCAGGTTGACGCGCCCGCTCTCGATCTGCCGGACGCGGGACGGGGCGACCTCCATGCGATCGCCGAGTGCCTGCTGCGTGATGCCGTGCTCGCGGCGCAGCTCGGCGACGCGTCGCCCCACATCGAGAAGGAGGTCGGCTTGGCTGCGCCTGCGCACGCCGCACCGTCGCGGGCCGCTCGTCTGAGAAATAGCCTAGCGCCGCTTCTGTTATGATTGGGCCGCGCGCGCCCGCGGACGACGCGCCGCCGAGAGGAGAACGAGCGGACCTACCGACGGCGGCCGAGCTGCTCGAGGACGTGCGCGCGCTCGACCGGCTGCTCGAGGGCGCCGACGTCGGGGCGGCGCGGGAGCGCCTGCGGGCCCTGTGCGAGGGCGGCGCCATCCGCGCCACGCCCCACGGCGCGCGCTACGTCCTCGAGGCGGACCTGCTACCCGCCGTTATCGTGGCGGGCGCGGCGCGCTCGGATCATCGGATTGCGGGGGCCCGATTGGCTCACCTCCGAGCGCGGGCCGTGGTGCCGGCGGCGTCGAGCCGGGCCGCGTAGGGGCCGGCCACGTCGCGAGCGCCCACGTGCGCAGCACGTCGCACTCGGGCCCGGACATCGACCGGGCGGACCACACGCCGTGCTTGCCCGTCCGGACGGCCTGCCCGCGGCAGCGCTCGAGGTCGCGGCGCACTTCGTCGAGGGTCCGCGGGTCGCCCCGCTGGTCGAACACGCCCGTGATGCAGATCGCGGTCGGCCAGCGCCCGAGCACGTCGGCGATCGTCGCGGTGCTCGTCTGCTGCTCGAGCTGCAGCCACACCTCGCGGCCGCGCACGTCGAGGCGGGGCAGCTCGAGCCGCGTGCTCGTGATCGAGGCGCCCGGCTCGGCCTCGAGGGCGACGTCGAGCGCGCGCTGCGTCCAGTGCACCGCCCGCCCCTCGACGTGCTTGGGCTCGACGTCCCACTGCACGGCGCACCCGGTCGCGTCGCGCACGGCCGCCATGTGGGCGAACGAGCGCGAGAGCGAGCCGAGGATCGACGGGAACGACGCGAGGATCGCCGACAGGTGCGCCTCGGCGAGCGCGCCCACGACGTCGACGACGCGCGCGAGCGGCTGCCGCGTGCCCTCGACCGACTCGATCATCGGCAGCGCGCCCACGCAGCCCGCGCGCAGCAGCTTGTCGATCGTCTCGGATCGGGCCCCGTAACGCGCTACCTCGGCAACGTCACCGCTGCCGAGGTAGCTCCACAGGCCGTCGGGGGTACGCGGCGTCACGACGGGTCGGGCTCGGCGGCCGCCGGCGCCGGCAGCGCGTGCTCGCCCGGCTCGACGGGCGCGTGCTCGTCGAGCAGCTCGTCGATCGCCGCGGCGACGTTCTCGCCGAGGGGCGGCAGCGTCGACTGCCGCAGGCGCAGGGCGGCCGCGCGCAGGCGGGCGCGCCGCTCGGCGTCCTCGGCCTGCGTGTCGAACGCGGGCGGCTCGGCCCGGCGCGCGGCCGCGATGGCTTCCTCGACCGACGCGCCGCCCTTGAGGGCCTCGGCGGCGACCGGCACGAGCGCGGCGAGCACCGAAAAGCCGGACGTGAAAAGGGCGATCTCCTGGGAACTGGGCTTGCTCATGTCGAACCTCCGTCGGGGGGCAGCAGCGCCGCGAGCGACGCCGGAATGGTGGGCACGTGCACGCCGGCGGCCTCGAGCGCGGCCGCGAGCTCGCGCCACTGCCGGGCGAGGCGCACCGCGGCGACGACGAGGGCGGCGATCACGTCGTGGTCATCGCCGCCGGCGACGCGCGCCACGTCGATCGCCTCGATCCACGTCGAGAGTGTCGCGCGCGCGGACTCGTAGATCGCGACGACGGGCGCCCACGCGGCCTCGCGCGTGTCGAGGCAGGCGTCGGTGTCGGCCGCGGCCGCGCAGCCCTCGAGGTCGTGCGCGCGCGCGTCGTGCAGCTCCTGGCGCATCGACCCGAGCCCCACGCCGACGACGGACGCCGCGCGGGCCTGGCCGGCGAGCGCGCTCGCGCCGCAGCCGGTGCACGCGACGGCCGCGCCGAGCGCGACCACGAGCAGCATGCTCCCGCGCTGCACGATGTCGGGGATCCCGTCGCCGTCCTTGTCGGCGAAGAGCTTGGGCAGGAGCGCCATCACGAGCGCGCCCACCGCGCCCGCGGCGCCCTGCACCCAGCGCAGTGAGCCGTCGGACATGCCGAGCTGTTCGCCCCACGCGGCGAGCGCCGCGATCCCGAGCACGAGCACCACGAGCGCCGCCGCCGTTCCCTTGTTGATCTTCATCGTTCCTCGCTCCTCTCCATCAATCGATCGATCTGCGCCTCGATGCGCACGAGCCGCTGCTGCACGTCCTCGAGGCGCGCGCGGTCCGCGGCGGCCTCGGCGTGCGCCGTCCACGCCGCCGTTGCGACGCCTGCTGCCGCGGTGCCCACGAACGCGATCGCCGCCATGAGCTGCCGCCACCGGCGACCGTTGAGCAGCTCGTGCGTGCCGACCTGCACGCGCAGGCGGCGGATCTCGCGCATGGGGTCGCTCGGTTCGTCGGCCGCGATGGTCGCAATCCGGCCCGTGTCGCGCTCGTCGTCGAAGTCGGGGAGCGTGCTCATGCGGCAGCCATCCATGCGAGAAGGTTGCTTCGATCGGTTGCGCCGAGGTCCGCGTTACAGACGACGAGCTCTCGCACGTCGAACTGCCCCGCAATCCCTGCCGCGCCGTTGCGTCCGATCTTCAACGGGTTCGACAGGTCGGTGATCGCGCCCACGGTGCCGCCGTAGGCGGTCTCGGTCCCGTCGACGCCAACGCGCATTGTGGTTCCGTCGCTGCGCCACGAGACCGTGTACTCCGTGCCGATCGTCATCGGCACGAACGACTGCACCGCCTTCTCGGACGCGCCGCCCTGAGCCGTGTACGCGAATGCCTGCGGGTACACGAGGCCGCCTCCGCCGTCGCGGAACATCAGACCGCCAAAGCCGTTGCGGTCGCCGATGCAGAAGGCATTCGCGTAGACCTGCCCGGAATCTGGGGCCTTGTTCGCGCCCGCGTTGATCCCGCGAGGGATGAGGCGCGCGTAGACGGCCAAGGCGCCGGCGCCGATCATCAGACTCGCAGTCGCCGCACGGCACTGCATGAAGTCGTCCGATCCGTCGAAGCGAAGCATTGCGTAGCCGCGCGAACGCGGCCCGTCGCTCGGGCGGGACGTCGCGCCCAGATTGGTCCACGACCGCGACTGAAGATCGCTGTCCATCTGGTTGCTGTACTCGTCCATCGTGGCGCCCCCGAGCCACGGGCCAGACAGGTCATACTTGTTCCGCGAATCCCACCAGCCCGTGCAGCTCGCGATGTTCGCCGGGGTCCACGCGGGAGCGCTGATCGCGTACTCCGCTGCTCGCTCGGCCATCCAGCGCGCGCGCTGCGCGGGGGTGAGGATCCCGCCAACCCAGCCGCAGACGCGCCAGAGCGTGCCCTTCCACGGGTAGTGATTCGACGACTGCGTGATCGGCCCGGCGCCACCGGCTGCGCCGATGTACGCATCGACCCACGCAAGCGCGCGGGACGCGTCGGTACGAGTGCCGAGCGTCACGCCGTCGCGCTCGACCGTGAGCACCCCGCTGTCGTAGGTGTACACGATCACCTGCGGATTGCGCGACGCGGGCGCACCACTGACGGCGCGCGCGAGCTGCGTCGTCGGGCCGCTGGGCCACTGCGCGCCAACGTTGTGCTGCGTCGACGCCCCGCCTCCGAGCGGAACGCTCGTCACGTTCACGATCCCGTGGTCGTAGCTATTCGCGCTCGCGTTCTCGATCGAGAACAGATGGCCGCAGTTGGGATCGTTCGTGAACGCCTCGTCCGGCGCGCAGACGATTCCGATCGTCCACTTGTCCGACGACCCGCTGTAGAGACTCGCGCTCGTGCCGCCGCTCGCGCGAGCGGCCGTCGTCGGGAACAACACGCCGGGGATCCCGTTGCGGACGATGCCGACGCCGACCTGCGGCTCCTGGCCCGAGAGCGGCGTGAGACTCGTGAGCGTGCCGCCCGTCCGGCGTAGTGGCCACGAGGTCATCGTGGGAGCGCCAACGGCGTCGCGGGAGTCGAGCTCCCACGTGGGTGCAGGGACGAGCGAGCCGCCGGCGGGCGCGGCGTCCCATGCGAAGTCTCCGGGCAGCGTGAGCCGCGGCTCGGGGACAACGATCGGGGGCTGTACGGGCCGGATGATCACGGGCCGTGCCTCAGCTGATCCCGCAGACGTAGATCCGCAGCTTGCCGCGGTTCACGAGATCGCCCTGCTCGGCGCACTCGAACTGCACCCACTGCGCGGCGCCCACGTCGAGCAGGAAGCCCGCGCGGAGCTTGGCGCCGACCGCGACGACCGCCGGCGGCTGCAGCACGAGCTCGCGGTGCACCTGCAGGCCCTGCAGCGGGCCGTGCGCCTCGGCGGTGCCGATCGCGGTGCCGGCCTGCGCGGTCGCCGTGATCGAGCCGTCGGTGATCATCGGCCCGAACCACACATCGTCGTTGTACAGCGGCTGCCCGGCCTGGGCGCAGAAGAGCGGCCGCACGAGCGGATAGCCCGTGGTCGTGCTCGCGTGGCCGTCGTACTGCAGCTCGACGAGGAGCTTGCGGATCGGCTTCACGTTGACCATCTGCGACAGGAGCCACGTCGAGGCGCTCGACGGCAGCACGGCCGCGTCGAGCGCGGCGCCGCTGCGATCGGTGAGCAGGTTCCGATCGCCGGGGTTGGCGTCGAGGCGGTTCGGGTTTCCGATGGGCGATGCAGTCATGGGGCGTGCTCCTACTGATCGAAGAGCGCGTTCAGCTCTTCGGCGGTGATCGGGGTCGTGCGGGGCCGGGGTGTGGGCGCGGGCGCCGTGGGGCCGCCCGTGGGGTGCTCGGTCTCGCCGCCGGCGCCAGCGGGCACGCCGTCGTCGAACAGCGCCTCGAGCGGGTCGGACTCGTCCTCGCCGGCCTGCGTGGGCTCGGCGAGCTCGGCGACGCGCTCGGCGTAGGCGGGGTCGCTGCGCATCATCGCGTAGTGCGCGGCCGCCATCGCGTCGGGCCCACGCTCGGCCGCGCGCTCGAGCGTCGTCGCGAAGCTGCCCAGGGCCTCGCCGGCGCGGCCGGTGCGCATGAGCGCACGCACGGCGTCGTAGCCGGCCGCGATCATGCTCGCCTCGCGCGCGCGCAGGGCCCGACCGAGCGCGCCGCCGGCGACGGCCTGCGCCGCGCCCGCGCCGCCCTGCAGCATCGTCTGCGCCATCGGGATCGCGCTCGCGATGGGCGAACGCATCTGCGCCCGCTGCGCGCGCCGCTCGGCGAGGCTCGTCATGGTGTCGGCCGCCTGCCAGCGGCGCCGGTCGCGCGGGAACGACTCGCGCACCTCGGGCCCGAGCCGCTCGGCGACGACGTCGTCGAGCGCGTCGCGGATCGCGCGACGCTCGCCCTGCGCGACGGCCGCGGGGATCCGGATCGGTGCGCCACCAGGCGCCACCCACGGGATCGAGCGATCGAGATCGCGCAGCGCCTGCTCGGCCTGCGAGAGCGAGAGCGACGGGCGACCGCGCTGCTCCTCGAGCAGCCGCTGATAGGCGCTGCCCACGGCATCGCTCGCCGCCATGCGCTGATCTACCAGCGCACCCGGTGAGCCCTCGTCGACGGCGCCGCGGAAGTCCATCGCCGGCGCCGTCGGCCGCGGGGCCGCACCGGGCGCACCGGGCGCGAGCTCGGTCGGAGCGAGCGCCGCGGCGCGCTCGGCCGCCTGCGCCTCGCGCTGCGCTGCACGCGACACCGCCGGTCGTCGACGCGGGGCCGTCGTCTCGGCCGAGCGCGCTGCGGCCGACTCGGCCTCGGCGGCTGCGGCGGCGCGCTCGGCGGCGGTGATCTGCTGCATGCGCGGCTCGATCACGGCGCGCGCCTGCTCGAGCGTCGGCGGGGGCGGCACAGCGGCGAGCTGCTCACGCGCGCCCGCGAGCTCGCGCTCGGCCTCGGCGACCGCACGCGCGTCGGGGTGGCGTTCGGCGATGCGGCTGCCGACGCTGCGCCACTGCTCGGCCTCGGCCCGCGGGGCGCCGGCGTAGCGCGCGCGCCCGATGTCGCTGTCGAGGCCCTGCGCGTACTGCTCGAGCGCCGCGGGCACGGTGTCGACCGGCACGCGACCGCCGGCCTCCTCGAACTGCTGCCGCACCGCGCGCAGCGGCTGGGCGCGCTCCTCGCGCAGGCGCTGGCCGGCCTCGGCGATGTCCTCGACCGTCGACATGGGGCCGACGATCCCGGCCTCGCGCACCGCGTCGGCCGCGGCCGCGACGGGATCGTCCGCGCCGCGACCGAGCGTCTGCACAAGCGTCTGCATCTCGGTGTCGGTGATCGGCGCTCGACGCTCGCCGAGGACCGACGCGAGGCGCGCCCGGTCGGCGTCGCGTGCGATGCGCTCGCCCTGGCGTGCGACGCCGCGCAACGCCGAGCCGCCGAGCGACATCCCGCCGCCGAGGGCGGTGCCGTACAGGGCCGGCTCGGCGGCGTCCTCGAGGCGCCCCTCGAGGTCGGGCGCGTCGCTCGTCGCGGCCGCCATCGCACCGGTGACGGCGCCGCCCTCGAGGGCGCGCACGCCGGCGCGCGTGACCGCCCCCGTACCCTCGGCGAGCTCGACCTCGGGCAGCGCCGCCATGGCGAGCGCCGCGCCGGCGCTGTCGGCCGCGTCGTACGCGTGGGGCGCGTTCAGCTGCGAGCCCGCCTGCGCGCCGCGGAATGCGCCCGTCGTGACGGCTGGATCGACGGGCGGCTCGACGCGCATGCCCGTGCGCGAGATCGGCGCCTCCATCCCGTACATCGTCTGCCGCGGGTGCGAGAGCCCCTGCCCGACGAGGTCGTCGAGGGTGCCGCCGAACATGCCCGACAGGCCGCCGAGCAGCGTGTCAACCGGGTGATCGACGGCCTCGCTCCCGACGCGCTCGATTCGGCGCGCGGTGCGGTCGGCCGCCGCGATGCGGTCGCCGGGGAGCGGGGCGCGCGCGGCCGCGAGCGCGTCTTCCCACCACGAGGCCTCGTCGAGGTCGCTGTCGTCGGTGGGCGGCGTGCCCTCGATCCGCTGCTCCTCGAGCACGTGCGCGTTCGGCAGCGGCGCGTCGGGCGCACGGCCCTCGATCCGCTGCTCCTCGAGGCGCTGCGCGTGCCGCGCCGGCCGCACGATCGCGTCGACGTCGATCTCGTCCTCGGGCGCGAGCAGATCCTCTTCGTCGTTGCCGATCGGCATCACCGCACCTCTTCGAAGCCGGCGGGCAGGCCGCCGGCGACCATCGACGCGGGCACCTCGCGCACGGCCCCATCGCGCGCGCGCCGAATGCGCACCGTTGGCTCGGTGCTCGACGAGGACGGCGCCGGGCGCTCGCGCGCAGCGGGGCCCTGGGGCGGCCGAGCGGGGCGCGGGGCGACGGCTGCACCGCCGCGCTGCCGCGCCGCGAGCTCGCGCTCGAGGCGCGCGACCGCCGCGGGGAACTGGGCCTCGTCGGTCGCGGCGAGGCGCTGCGCGAACTGCTCGATCTCGTGTTCGGGAATCGCCGCGCCCGAGACCATCCGCAGGTAGTTGTCGGACAGGTCGCGCACAAGCTGCCGCATCTCGCGGCCCTCGGGCGAGAGCGCGAGGTACGGCACGTTCCCGTCGACGAGGCCGATCCCGGGAATGTCGCCGCCGTGGTAGCCGCGCAGCCGCGACTGCAGCGCCTGCAGGCTCGTCTGCGTCGCTGCGATCGCGCTCTGTGTCTGCGGGCCCGGCGCCGCGGTCGTCTCCTCGTTCAGGCGCGAGGCGAGCACCTGCCGCGCGCGCACGTCGCCGGCGCCGCCGAGCGAGTCGATCGTCGCCTGCGCCGCCTCGACGGACGGCGAGATCCCGTGCAGCACGTACTGCTCGGCGAGCGTGCCGCCGCCGCCCTCGCCCGTCGGCGTGGCGGTACCGGTGCCGCCACCGCCGGCGCGGATCCCGATCGTCTGCAGGCGCCGCACGGTCGCCTCGAGCTGCGCGGCGCTCATGGACTCGATCGGCTGCGTGAACGACTGCTCGAGCTCGGCGCGCAGCTGCGGCCGCAGGGCTCGGAGCGAGGTCCGCACCGCCTGCTGCGCGCCCATGCTGATCGGCGAGGTCGGATCCTCGCGGTCGGCCCGCGACGCGCGCGCGATCTCGTCGGCGGTCGTGAGGTGCGACGTCTGCGCACTGCGCTGCTCGACGAGCGAGCGCGCGAGCTCGGCCTGCGTGTCGGCCTGTCGTTCCTGCAGATCGAGCCGGCGCTCGCCCTGCGCGAGCTGCGCCTGCGCGCGCTCGTCGAGGCTCGACTGCCGGGCCGCGGCCGCGTCCTCGCGCCGCGCCGTCTGTTTGGCGCCCATCCGGCGTTCGAGGCCGGTGCGGCGCTGCTCGGCGAGCTGATCGGCGCGCGCCTCATAGTCGCGCCGCGGGCGCCCGATGGCGCCGCGCAGCCCGTTCTGCAGCAAATGGATGATCGCCTCGAGAGGGTTGTCGCGCGCGTCGGCGATCTCGGCCTCGGTGGGCAGCCCGTCGTCGAGCCGCGGCGCGCCGGGGGGCGGCTCGGCCGCGGGGGTCTTGCGCGTGGGCGCCGCGAGGTCGCCGGCGCGCTCGAGCGAGCCGCGCTCGTACGTGAACTCGGAGCCCACCGGCGGCGCGGGCTGCGGCGGCTGCGGCATCGGCGCGCGCGACCACTGCTCGAACGCGCTGCGCGGCCGCGGGGGCGCCGGCGCCTGCTGAATCCGGCCGAGCGCGAGCTCGTCGGCCGCCGGCGCGCTCGGCGCGGCGCTCGCGCCCGTGAACTGGGCGAGCGCGAGCTGCTCGGGATCGCTCGGCGGCGCTGCGGTCGTGCTCGACGCCGGCTCGGGCGGTGCGAGCACCGGATCGGTGTGATCCTCGCCCTCCATCGGGTGGATCGGCGCCGCGGTGCCCGTCGATGGGTCGGTGTAGTCGTCGGTGTTCTGCTCGGGCGGCAGCTGCGCCACGTCGCCGGGCACCTCGAAGCGCGTCGACGGGTCGTCTTCCATGCCGAGATCGACGGTGCGGCGGGGCGGGGCCTGGCCCATCGCCTCGAGCGGCGAGGGAGCCTGCGCGAGCATGTCGACCGCACGCGACTCGGCGTCGCGCTCGGCCTCGCGTGCCTCGCGGTCGATCCGCTCCTGCTCGTTCTCGTCTTCCTCGAACATCGCTCACAGCTCCGAGAGGAATCCGAGCAACGAGTCGTCGCTCGACTGCTGCCGATCGCGCCGGCGCTGCGCGTTCTCGTTGTCGGTGCCGTACTGACCGGTCGCGCCGGCCGCGCGCGTGGTCTGGTTCTCGTACGTCTGCTGCAGCGGGCCCTGCAGCTCCTCCTCGCGCAGCCGCGAGCCCATCGACCCGAGCTGCTGCGTGGCGGCGAGGCCGCGCTGCTGCGCCATGGCGAGCGCCTGCGCCTCGGCATCGCTTGACTGCTGCTGTGCGCCCTGCGCGGCCTGCTGCCGCGTCACGAAGTCGAGGCCGGAGCCGCCGACGCCGCGCGCCTGCGCCTGCTGCATCGTCGCCTGCTGCGACGCGCGTGCGGCCTGCGTGTCGCGGCTCCGGCTCGCCTCGAGCTGCCCGCGATCGGCGCCCGTGAGCTGCCCGCCCGACCACTGCGCCATCTGCGCGAGCGCCTGCGACTCGGCATCGCGGCCCTGCTGCGAGTCGAGCTGATCGGCGCTGGGCAACGCGAGCGCGTTCCAGTAGCCGCGGTTCGCATCGGCCGCGGCCGCGTCCTGATAGGCCTGCTGCCGCCCGCGAGCGCCGCTCCAGGATCCGAGCAGCGGGATCTGCGAGACGATGTCGTCGCTGCTGCGCTGCGCCTGGCTCGAGCCGTAGGCGGTCGAGCTCGCGGTGTCGCCGACGTAGTAGTTGCCGTTCCGATCAAAGGGCATGCGTCAGCCTCCAACGATCCACAGGGTCACGTCGTAATCGGTGCTCGCGGCGAGCCCGCCGAGAGCGTCGATCGTGATCGCCATCGCCGCGCGGCTCGGCGTCCATCGCCACGACACGGACGCGCCCGACACGATCGAGCCCGAGCCGTCGGGCAGCGCCGCCGCGAGGCACAGCACGGCCCGGGGCCGCGTCGCCGTGGTCCGGAGCGCGACGACGGGCGCGGGCGCGTCGCTGTTCCAGCGGCACGCGGCGAGCTCGCCGATCGACGACGGGATGTCGCGCAACGCGCGCGTGACCGCGTCGACCCAGTCGATATCGATCTTGCGCAGCGCTTCGCGCGGGGTGCCGAGGGCGACACTCATCGTGTGGTCCTCTCGGAGTAGCCGGCCCACGCGAGCGAAAGCCCGAGCACGCGCAGCGGGTAGATCTCGCTCGTCTCGAAGTAGGGCGCGATCGACGCCGCGCGCGCGAGCTGCCGCGACGCGCCCACGCGCAGCGGCTGCACGGTCGCCGTCCGGGCCTTCGCCGAGATCTCGGTGTGCGGCGTGAGGTCGCGCTCGCTCGAGCCGCCCACGAGGTAGCGGGGCGCGCTGTAGTGCAGCGTCGCGTCGGGCGCGTCGCGCAGGTCGAGGTGCGCGTGCAGCTCGCGGCACACGGCGCCCGTTGGCAGCCGCGCCGGCGCCGTCGGGTGCCACTCGAGGATCATCGGCGCGGCTTCGTACGCGGCCCACTGGGGCGACGGCTCGACGCCGACGCCGACGATCGGCGCCTCGAAGGTCACCGTGTACGTGCCCGCACCGCCGTCGTAGACAACGGCGGTGAGCCGACGCGACTGCAGCGTGCCGCCCGCGATGGCCGACACCCAGTCACCGATCTGCGGAATCCACGGGGTGATCAGCGTCTCGTCGAGCACAAGCTCGCTCACGGTGCCCGTGGCGCTCACGGCCGTGTCGAGCGAATAGACGCGGTCGTAGCCACGGGGCGCGACCGCCGAGCGCGCCTCGTAGACGGCTGCGCTCGACGCACGGTTGCCCATCGCCACGTAGAGCGTGTCGCGCGTGGCCGGCGCGGCGCCGAGCCAGTTCTCATCCCACTCGGCCCAGGCCTGCGTGATCGCGCACCACGCGTAGATTCTCGTCGACTGCGCGGCGCCGACGACGGTGGGCACGCCCAAGAGCACGAGGGCCCGATGCTGCCACGACACCACGAACGCGCCATGGGTCGTCGTGCTCGCGAGCGCGTGATCAGCGTACGTGCGCAGCTCGTTGTCGATCTTGCCGGCGCTGATCGACTCGGCGCCGTTCTCGGTCACTGCCATGACCCCGCGGTCGCACCACGCGTAGGCGACGCCACCCATCGTGGCGACGCACTCGGGGCGCAGCAGGCGCAGCGCGTTGTCGATGCAGTCGACCGCCCAGCCCGCCGGGCCGCTGCCCGTGATTCGGAACACGCCGTCGGTCTTGAACACGACGAGCGCGCTCGTGAGCGGCACGAGCGCGAGGATCGGCGCGGCCGCGGTCCCGATGTCGATGTAGTTGGCCAGCGGCACCGACTCGGGCTCGTCGAGGTCGGAGAACCACACGCGCGCGGGCCGGTGCACATCGGCATCGGTGCACGTGATCGGCGTCGGCGGGTCGATCGCGCTCGACTGCGAGCACGATACGACGAGGTCGTGCCCCGTGATCCCGGAGTTGATCGATTCGACCGACACTGCGACGGCGGCGCCGCCCGGCGTCTGCCCGAGCGCGAGGATCGTGCTCGGCGCCGTCGCGTAGCTCGAGCCGACGGGGATCGCAGTCCACAGGAAATGATCGGCCGTGAACGCGTGCGTGACCGACCACTGATTGATCGCGTTCGCGAGGTTCGTCGCCGCGATCCAGCGCGCATCGGGCAGCGGCGCAAGCGTGGCCGGCGTGCGGATCGGAAAGCAGCGCCCCGGCGTGGTCCACGGCGTCGACGGCACCGCGACCGCCGTGCCGAGGTTGCAGGCGTAGAAGTCGACTCCGTCGACCGTCACGATGTCGCCGTAGGTCGACGCGACGCCGGCGCCGCTCGCCAGGGCGTTTTTCGTGAGCTGCACCGAGTTCGGCCCGGTGATCGCCAGGATCTTCGTCTCGGCCGGCACCTTCGCGCCCGCCGCGATCGGGCCCGTCGCGCTGTCGGTCCAGTACATGCCGACGCGCATCATCGACGTGTCCGCAAGCCCGGTGACGTTCGGGCTCGCGGCGGTGTACGTGCCGTTCTGCGACTCGGTGATCAGGCCCTGTGGCGCGGTCGGATCGACGACGCCCGAGAGCAGCGTGCCAGTGCTCGTCGCGTTCGCCGACAGCTTGAAGTGCGTGGCGTCGACGATGCTCGAGATCGTCGTGTTCGCCGGCACCGCCGTGCCCGCGCTCGTGCCGGCGGTGTCGAAGCCAGTTACGTCGGTCCAGTGCTGCCCGAGCTGCAGATCGCTCGTGTCGGCCACCTGCACGGTGTCGCTGCCGCTCGTGTAGGTCGCGTCGCGCACGTGCGTCGGCAGCCCGTGCCGGAACAGGCGCTTGATCTCGAACGTCACGCGCAGCTTCTCGCGCGTGCGGCCCCACCACATGCACCGCTGCCACCACGCGATCGCAGCCGACGACGGCGGCCGGTACCGCGCGGCGACCTCGCCGCCCTGCGACGCGTCGGTGTAGAGCCGCGCGCCGAGCTCGTCGTCGCGCATCTGATCGGTGGGCGGCGCGAAGTAGCCCGCGGCCACGTCGGCGCTCGTGAGCGTGTACGTCCACGCGAGGTAGTGCTCGGGCCGCGGCGCGAGACCCGCGGTCGTGCGCGTGCGGTACGCCTCGATCTGGTCGCCGGCGACGAGCTCGCGCCAGAAGTAGAAGCGCGTGCCCGTCGCCCAGGTGCCGTTGCTCTCGCCGTTCTTCCACGTCACGAAGCACACGCGCCTCGGCGTCGGGGGCGAGCGGCGCACGTAGCCGCCGCTGTCCTTGCGGACGAACACGAAGCGGTACGCGTACGAATACGGGGTGCCGGCGGGCTGCGCGGGCGGCTGGTAGTCGGTGACCGCCCATGCCGCCTCGACGCCGGCGTAGCGCCCCGTCGGTGCGCCCGTGGGGCTCTCGATCACGGCGCCGCCGCGGGCCGTGGGCTGGTACAAGTTGCCGCGCGCCTCGGCGAACCGCGGCTCGGCCTCGTCCCACGACGCCGGCTCGAACATGTACGTGCGGCCGCCCCAGTCGTCGAGCGAGCCGCCCGTCACGAGCGTGCCGTCGGTGAGGCGCCGCGCCGTCCACGCGTCGTCGGTGACGACGTCGAACTCGATCCCGAACGGCACGCCGCCGAACTCGACGACGGCGCGCAAGCGCTTGTCGCCGCTGCGCTCGTAGAGCAGCTCGAAGTTCGGCCGCGACTCGGCGACGCCCTCGGCGCGGATCACGGCGTTCTGCGCGCGCCGCAGGTAGCCGCCGGCGGCGGCGACGTACGCCGACGGGTCGCGGGCGATGCCCTTGATCGCGAGCTGCGTCGTGGTGCTCACGACGGCCACCATCGCCGGCGCCCCGGGCCGCCGCTGCCGCCACGCATCGCCGAGTGGCGGCTCACGAGGGGCTCGGAGCGCTCCTCGTTCCGCGGTTCGATGATGTCGCTGGCCGCCTTCGCGCGCTCGGCGAGCGTGGCGCGCGTGAGCTCGGCGCCTTCCTTGTCGCGCACGGCCTCGAGGGCGCGGCGCGCCACGGCCGCGACGAGCACGGGGTGCAACTCCTCGGGCAGCTGCGGATAGCACGTGCAGTCCCGCGGACACGCGTAGTCGGCGCGGTCGTTCGGTCGCGTCGACAAGTCGACGAAATCCGTCGTCGCGATCGGTGTCGACGGATCGAGCGTGATCGTCGACGACGTCGTGCCTGACACCACGCGATCGACGTAGGGCAAGTCGAACGGCGCATCGCCGCGCACGACGTCGACGAGATAGCCCGCCACGAACGCCGTGGGCACGCTGCCCACGTGCAGCACCGTCGTGCTCGTGGGGTACTGGATGGGTGCGCACGCGTTCGTGAGTACGAGGCGCGACGGCCGGCGCAGATACCGAATCCGAATCGACCACCCGGTCGGCGGCTGGATCGGGAACACGAGATAGTCGTCTTCCCAGTAGTACACGTTCGTGCCGGCGCTCCAAAACACACCGCCGTAGCTGCCAGTGATCGCGGCGTCGGTCTCGTGCAGGTCGATCACGCGCTGTGTCGACTGCTCGACGAGCCGGATCGAGCGCACGATGCGGCCGAGTGCGCGCCGCAGCAGCCGATAGCGCGTCGTGCCGGCGACGATCGGCACGTCCTCGGTCTTGACCCAATGCTCCTCGCGCGCGGCCGCGAGCCGAGCGGCGACGAGCGTGCGCAGCTCGTCGTCGGCGACCTCGAGCAGCTCGGCGTCGGTGGGGCCGCCCGCGTCCGGGAGGAACGCGAGCAGCCGCACGCGGCGCAAGAGCTCGTCGGTCGTGAACGCCACGGTGCGGCGTCCTCAGGGCTGGCCGGCGGTGTAGTCGATCGGCGCCGAGACGTAGGCCTCGGTCGTCGGCTGCGTGTACGACGTCGCGGAGAGAGTGCCGTTGACGATGGCCTCGGCGAAGGTGAGCAGGCCGAACACGCGGCCCGCCCAACGCGGCGCGATCGACACCGTGCTCGTGCCGCTCGCGAGCAGGATCCCGCGGAGCTTGCTGTGCGCGTTGATGCACGCCGCGAGCGCCGCGCCGTCGGCGGCCGCGCTCACGCCCGCCAGGAACTGCGACTCACCCGAGGGCGCCGCCGTCTTGGCCGTGAGCACGACCGGGCCGATCGTCACGGTCTCGTTGTTCGCGATCACGCCCGTGAGCGTGAGCACGACGGCCGCCGGGATCTGCGCAGGGTCGGTGCCGCCCGTGAGCAAGCCCGTGCCCGTGAAGGCGCCCGCGTTCGTGACCACCTTGGCGATGTTCACGAGGTTGAAGCGGCTGCCCTCCTGCGTGGCCGTGATCACGACGGTGCCCGTCGAGGGCGTCGCCGTGAACAGGCCGAGCAGGAGGGGGTAGCGGTTGATCGCGGCCGCGACGCTCGTCGCGACGGCGCTGTCGCTCGTGTCCTTGCTGTACTGACCCTGTTCGGCGACCGCGGTGCCGGTCACGGCCGTGAGGTACACGGGCGGCAGGCCGGGCAGATCGAACCGCAGGCGGTCGCCGACGGTCTGCTGCGCCTGCACGCACGTGATCGTGATCGTCGCCTTGGCCCCGGCGCTGTCGTCGAACCAGAGCCGGAATCGACTGCGGGTGATGCCCGCGATGACGCCGGCCAGGATCGAGATCAGCCAGTTGAGCGCCTCCCGCGGCTTGCTCGGCTGTTTGCTGGCGAGCGACGCGGCGGTCGACTGCCCGCCGATCACCGCCTCGAGATTGAGCTTGGCTGCCATGGTGTAGCGCTCTCCTGTGCTGGGGTTGGACTCAGACGATCAGGGGAGCGGCTTACTGCAGCTGCCGCGGGACGATGTTCTTCCACTTCACGCAGGTGGACGGCCTGCGCGTGTACATGAACATGCTCGAGAAGTTCCGCATCTCGCTGCCCGCGAAGCCCGGAATCTCGTGGAAGAAGTCGTCGTTGCTCGCGTCGCGCAGCTTGTCGACGACGTCGGACTCGCCACCGCGCACCCAGTGCTGCAGCTGCACGCCGAAGGCCTCGCCGCACTTCACCATCGGGTGCTGCACGAACACGATGCGGCCGCCGGTGCCCTGGAACTCGATCTGCTCGGCGCCGTTCACGAACTTGACCGTGGACTCGCCGTAGCGGCGCAGCGCCGACTGATCGTCGGCGATGTCCTGCCAGACCCACGGATTCGAGAACACCGTGAGCTCGCCCATGCCGCCGCGCACGGTCACCTTCGTCTGGCCCGCGAGCACCGCGCTCATGGTCAGGTTGGTCGACTGCACGTCGTGCTGGTTGCCCTTCCAGACCGAGTAGATCGACGCGTCGATGCCGAACAGCGAACCGCTGTTCGTGATGATGCTGTCGAAGCCGTCCATCACTTCGGCCGAGGCCTGGTAGAAGACGAACACCGAGTTCGCGACGCACGCGGTCGCGTCCGCGGCCGCCGTGAAGTCCAGGTAGATCTTCCGGTTGTCGATGTCGTAGAAGCTGCGGACCGAGATCGATCCGTTGGTGTTCAGCTTCGTGCCGCCCGGCACGTCGTAGTTGTCGAGCAGCGCGTTCTCGGCCTGGGCCCACAGGCCCGGCGCGAACGACGCCTTGGTGATCGTCACGATCTTGCTCGTGCTCGCGTCGCCGGCCGCGACCGACTCGACCGTGGCGATCGACGTCTTGCCGTAGAGCGCGTTCGCTTCGATGTAGAAGCGGTGCGACTCCTCGATCCCGAGCACGGCCTCGTCGAACGAGCTGCCGAACGAGATGCCGTCGGCACCCTCGGACGCCGCGATCGCGCCGTACGCGATCTGCTCGCGCATGATCACCTCGGCGCCGACGATCGACATGTTCACCGACTGGATCGAACGCGCGTTGTTGAGCGCGTAGACGGTGCCCGCGGTCGTCTTGGCGAAGGTCACGCCGTGCGCGCGGCGGACGAACACCGGCTCTTCGAAAGCGGCGCCGATCTTCGCGCGCTGCTTGAAGGGGATCATCTTCTGCACCATCGCGAACGAGGGCAGCGGCTTGTTCTTCTCGCCGTACTTCTTCTTGTAGAAACCGTTGAGGGCAGAGCGTGTGACGGCCATGGCTGCGTCTCCGAGTCCAACGCGCATCGCTGCGCGGGGTTGGGGTCTCGGTGTTTCGCTTGCCGTTGGCCGGTATCAGACTGCGTCGCTTGCGCGGGTGGCGTCTGCCGGGCGGGTCTCTACACCAGTTGTAGAGAGGGACTCTGAGAGAGACCCGCGCCGGTGTCAACTACCGCCCTCGGATCCGCTGCTGTAGGCGCTCGTCGGCCTCGGCGCGCATGCGCTCGCGATACTGCTCGAGCGTCTCGTTCTCCTGCGGGTCGGGCCGCGACACGCGCGGCTCGGGCTGCCGCACCTCCTGCGCGACGCGCCCCGGCTGGTTGGTGTTCATCTCCGCGATCTCCTGCGCGCGCACCTGCTGCAGCTGCGGCCCGGCCGCTTCGCGGATGGTGTTCGGGTCGAGCCCGCCAAGCAGCGTGCGCACCTCGGTCTGCACGGCGCGCGCGATCTGCTCGTCGGTCGCCGAGAATCCGGCGGCCTTGGCCTGCTGCTTGAAGCTCGCGAACAGCCGCATCGTGTAGTCGGTCGCCTTGATCCCGACGCCCTCGAGCGCGCGCGGCCACGTCTGGCGGTAGTGCTCGGTGAGCTGCTCGGCCTCGCGCTTCGTACGCTCGGCCGCCTCGCGCTTGCCGCGCTCCTCGGTTTCGCGCAGCTGCCGCTCGCGCTCGTCGAGGCGCCGCTCGCGCTCGGTCTGTTGATCGAGCGCCGCGCGCTGCTCGGGCGGCAGCTTGCTGCGCTGCAGCTCGCCGACGAGCTCGCGCTCGAAGAGCTGCAGCATGCGGTCGCGCCCGAGGCCCTGCTCGAGCAGGCGCACGGTCATCTCGGGGTTGCGGATCGCATCCGACAGTCGCTTGTAGCGGCTCTCGAACTGCGTCGCGCGCTCCTCGGCGGCGCGCTTCGTCTCGGCCGCCTCACTCATGCGCCGGAACGCGCCGCGCGCGAGCGGCGCCTGCTCGAGCAGCTCGTCGAGGGTCGCCTCGACGTCGGCGCCGTCGGCCCGGTACTTGTGCTTCATCGATCGCACGAAGTCACCGACGTCGACGTCGAGCTCGTGCTCGGCGTCCCCGATCTTCGCCTTGTGCTTCATGATCAGCGGCTGCCGTTGCGCCGGCGGCTGCGCGCCCTGCCCTGCGAGCTGCTGCCCGGCGCCGAACGGGTTCGTGACGGTGCCGCCGTTGGGCGCGCCGCCCGAGGGCGTGCCGCCTGCCGGCGAGCTCGCGCCCGGGCTGCCGCTCGAGGCGCCGCCGGTGCCGCCGCCCGAAGGTGTGCCGGTCGAGGTGCCGGCGCTGCCGCCGGCGGATGCTGCATTGGGAGTCGTCATGGTGTCGCGGTCCTTTCGTGATCAGGTCGTGGGGATCGGGGACGTGCCGGCCGGCTGCGCGGGCCGCGGGAGTGAGGGCATGTTCGGGCCGCCCTCCTGGCCCAAGGGCTGCGCCTTGGGCGCGGGCGGTTCCTTCGGGCCTTCGCCGGCCGGGGTCGGGCCGCCGGGCTCCGCGGCGTGCGTCGGGCCAGGCGGGCCACCGGGCAGCGGCGCGGGCAGGCCGGGCGGCATCACGGTCTGCCGCGTGAGCAGCCCGATCGGCGGCGGCATCGTCATCCACATCTGCACGTGCTCGTCGATGTGGGCGGCGACCGCGCGCACGAGGGCGTCGTTCGCGCGCGCCTCGGGCGAGTCGAGTAGCCCGAGGTGTTCCCACACGTGCGGGCCGTGGTCGTCGTACTTGCCCACGACGACCGGCCGGCCCGCCTGCAGCTGCTCGTTCTCGGTGCGGATGTGCCGCACGCGCGACAGCGTCGACTCGTACATAGGCTCGAGCCGGCCCGTGGTGAGCACCTCGAGGTACTCCTGCGGCGTGGTGAGTCTGTTGGCCTTCAGCAGGTCTTGCGCGACCTGCATGCGCCCCGACTCCTGCTGCAGTACCGGCGACGAGATCTCGATCTTCACGCGCGAGACGCGCTTGATGCTGTCGGCCGTCCACTCCCGCAGCGAGTAGCGCTGCGACTTGCCCGCGATGTCGACGAGCCGCGGCGTCGTCGGCGACGCGAAGCGCTGCAGCAGCTTCACGACGCCCGTGGCCACACGCTCGTTGTGGCGCACGACCTCGGCCTGCACGTGGCTGTTGTACGAAACAGCCATGCTCTGCACGAGCGCGAGCGCGTTGCCGCTCTTGAGGTTCGCCGGCGCGTCGCCGCGCGCCACCGCGTTCAGGCCCGACAGGGTCTCCTCGAGGCGCTGCAGGATCTCGAGCAGCTTAAAGCTGTCGCCGCTGATCGCGAGCAGCTGCAGCGGCTGCGGCGCGCCGCCGTTGGGCGCGCCTTCCTTCGGGTCGTACTTGATCAGCTGCAGGCCGCGCGAGATCAGCGACGCCGTGACGTTGCTGTTCTTGGGCACGAGCAAGTTCTGCAGGCCGAGCGCGTCGTGACTCGACAGCATCACATCCATGATCGCGTTGTAGGCAGTGCAGAGCGCGAGCAGATCCCACATGCTCGAGTAGCCGCTGCCCGTGCCCGCCTGCAGCTCAGGGATACACCCGTACACCGGGATCTCCTCGCCGCGCATCGGACCGTCGAAGAGCACGAGATCGCCCGCGACGATTGCCTGCCTGCCCTCGGGCATCGCGCTCGTGGGCATGTGGTAGAGCCACCAGACGGTGATGTGATCGTCACCCTCCTTGATCGGCTGCCATTCGGTCTGGCACCACGCCGAGCGCGGCCAGCGCTGGCCCGTGCGCCGCTGGTCGAGCAGCCGCGCACGGTGCTGCGGATAGCGCGCCGCGAGCTCCCACACCGACTCGCGATACGGGAGGATCACCCACGTGAGCGCGCGCTCGGAGTCGTCGAGGTCGCGCACGACCTCGATCGGCGCGAATGTGTGCACCTCGACGTCGCCCTCGCGCTCGGGCCAGGGCTCGGTGACCGGCTGCTCGATCGTGATCGTCTCGGCGCCGTACTCGCGCTCGACCCGCTGCTCGACCTGCTGCGTGCGCGGCTTGCCCGAGTCGTCGAACACCGGTCGCTGCGACTCGCCGATCTTGCGGCCGGTGAACGGATTCCAGCGCAGCGCCGTCCAGCCCTCGGCGACGACGAGCGAGAGCAGCGACGCGTCGGCTTGCTTGGACTCGATGCCCTTGTCGGTCCAGTAGCTTTCGACGATGGCTGTCGAGAGCTGCGCCTCGCCGAGCGCCTCGGTATCGGTCGACACCGCGCGGCTTTCGAACTGCGGCCGCGCGCGCGTCACCGTCGTGTGAATGCCGCGCACGATCGACCGGTAGTGATTGACGTGGATCCGGACCTGCTCGCCGTCCTGGCCGCCGTACGCGACCGCGCTCGAGGTGGCCCAATCGCCGTCCGGCGAGAAGCCGTAGTAGCAGCGCTCGCTCGTCCGATGCAGCTCGGCGAGCCGTTCGTTGTACTGCCGCCGGAAGAGCAGCGCGCGCGCACGGATCACGTCGGGCAGCTCGGCCGCGGGCACCGATGCCCAGTACTTGTCCTGCGGCAGCTGCGTCGTGTCGCTCGTCGTCGTCATCGCTCGACCTCCTCGGCATTGCCGCTCATGAACTGCTGAATCGAAGCCCGGATGTGCTGATCGCTCACGCCGCCGCGGTCGGGGCGCTCGATCGACATGACGCTGAGTCCATCCCCGTCGAAGAGGAACACGACGACGCCGGACGCGTCGAAGCGGCGCAGCTGCGCCTGCGACATCGCCGTCATCGACTGCATCACGTTCTTGAGCGCCGGCGCGTCGAGGTTCGCGAGGCGCAGGCCGGGCCGGTGCGCCTGCGCTTCGGCGGGGCGCTCGAGCAGCGCGTCGCCCTTGGCGGGTCGTAGGTGTCGGATGTTCGTCATCGCTTCCTCGGTGTGAGCGCGGCCCAGCCGCCCGCGGTCTGTTCGCGCAGCGACTGCTGCACAGCTGGGGGCACGAACTGCTCGTGCCGATTGAAGGTGGGCGGCGGGTACGGGTTCGCCTGCCGGTCGATGCTGCGCGACAAATACGTCGCGGCCGCCACACCGTCGTTGTGGCCGCCGTCGGCCGAGCGTTCGAAGTCAGTGCGGCGCTCGTTCCACACGCCGCTCTGCAGGTGCGAGATCAGCGTGCGGCACCGCGGATGGATCGCGTACATGCGCCGCTGCACGTCGAGGCGCAGCGCGTTCACCCCGGCCGCGCGGTCGGCCTTGCGCGGCGGGCTCCAGTCGAGCGGCGGCCCGTCCGGGGGCGCCGTGGCGAGCACCGCGGGCTCCTGCAGACTCGACATGTCGGCGCGCGTGATCGGCGGCGCGTCGATGATGCGCGTGATCTGCCGCGGCAGCGGGCGCCACACGCCGGCGACCTCGACGCACCACAGCTCGCGCTCGATCGCGTCTACGCCCGCCTGGATCTGCGCGCTCGTCGAGCGCTGCAGCACGAGCTCGGCCTCGACGACGATCAGCGCGAGATCGAAGTGCCAGTAGGCGAACAGGATCACCGTGAGGTCGACGTAGCCGAGGTCGCCAACGACGTACGCGTCGAAGTGCGCCGGGCGCGGCACAGTGCGCACGATCGCCCGGCTGTTCTGTAGGCCGTCGGCGCCGAGCTGCGCCCACTCGGGCACGATGGCCTTCTCGGGGTCGGTCACGAACAGCGCGAGACCTTCGCGCAGGAACGTCGCCGACTGCGGGCCGCCGCACTCCTCGCAGTAGGCCGCAATCTGCTGCGGTGTCAGCCGCGGATTCGAGTAGACGTCGAGGTGCATGTACGCGCCCCGGCGCTCGGCTTCTTCCTTCAACGCCGTGAACGGGTGCGCGGGTGTCGTGGGCGGCGTACTGCCCAGCACGATCACGCCGTCGGTCGTGAGCGTCATCGGCAGCATCACCGAGCGCACCACGTAGTCGAGCACGGGAATGAACCCGCCTTCGTCGATCACGCCGGCGACCGCGGAGTTGCCGCGCAGGCGGTCGGCCTTGCGCTCGTCCTCGCAGCCGTACATCGGGATCACGGTGCCGTTGTGGAAGCGGATCTCGTCGCCCACGACCTCGGGCCGCAAGTCGGCCGGTGCCGTGTTGGCGAACAGGGTCGCAATCGGCACCACGAAGTCGGCGACCATCTTGCCGGTGGGCGCGGCGTAGGGGATCCAGCCCCGCGGGTTCCGCAGGGCCTGCATGAAGGCCCACGCGACGAAGAACCACGTCTTGCCGCGCCGGCGCGCCCACGCGAGCACGTAGCGCCGCGCGCGGCCGCTGGAGACCATCGCCAGCGCCTCGAGCTGCCCCTCGTCGAGGAGCCACGTCAGATCGCCCGCGCGCCACAGCGCGTGCTGCGCCGCCTGCGACACGGCCGCCTGCCCGTGCAGTGCGATGGCCTCATCGCGGTTCACGACCAGCGACCTCGACGAAGGCCGAACGCCGTTTGCGCGGCGCGCAGCCGCAGATCGGCCGCGTGCCAGTTCAAATGCGGGGCGCGCCACACGCGTTCTCCGTAGAACGCCGAGATCCGAGCGTGCAGCGCCATGCTCGCGCGGTGTCTGGCGATCGTCTCGAGCATCCAGCTCACGCCGATCGCTCCCACAGCACCTCGCCGGTTCCCTCGACGACGACGCGCGTCGCGACAGGGCGCGGCTCCTCGTGTGCCGGACCGATGTTCTCGAAGCGGACACACCCGCACCTGATCCACGTCCAACTGTTGCCGAGCGCGTCGCGCGTTTCCTCGACGTGCTCGCAGAGCTGCTCGGCGCCGCACGCGCACCGCGTCACCACCCACCCCCGATCCGCATGTCGCCGAGCAGGAACGGGCACACGCCGGTCGCTTCGCTCGAGCGGTGCGTGTACGGCTTGCCGCCCGGCTCGAAGCGGGTGACGTCGTACGCGTCGGCGTTGACCTGCGTTATCGCGTCCTCGGCGCTGTAGGCCACGACGACGCGCTCGCGCGAACGGTACCCGTTCGGGTCGTTGAACCGGACGTCGACCACGTAGTGCCGCGGCACGCTCACCGCCGCCGCTCCGCGACGATGCGCGCGGCGCCGTCCCACGCGTCACGCCGGTGCTCGAGCTCGGCGACGCGCGTGCGCAGCTCGCGCAGCTCGGCCGCGGTGCCCTCGAGCGCGGTCGACTCGACGCGCTCGACCTGCCAGCGCTCGCGTCGGTCGGTGAGCCAGCGCAGCACGAGCTCGCGCGCGATGCGGGCGACGACGAGGAGCGCCACGGCCGCGAGCAGTGCGACGAGCAGCGCGATGTACACGAGCGCGCCGATCACTGGCCCCACCGCCGGCCCGTCGACACCGCGTCGCTGCGCATGTCGTTCTCGATGCGCGCGATCGTGATCGCCCGCGTGTCGGGCGTGTGGCGCTGGCCGACCGTGTGCGCGGCCACGACGGCGTCGGGCAGCAGCACGCGCGCCCACTCCCAGCCGGTGCCGCGCGGCCGGATGGCCCACGCGAACCATGGGCGCGCCTCGGACCCGACGGCGCGCTCGAGCGCCCGGGCCACGGGGCCGAACTTGTGCGCTTCGTCCGAGAGGTCACCGCCCTCGGGCGCTGTTCGAAAACCACCCCCGTCCGCCTGCCCAGTTTCTAACAGCGCGCCGGCCGGCGGCGTGTCATCGGGCGGGGTCGCCGGCGGGGGCTCCTGCTGCGGGGCCGGGGGGAGCCCCGGCGGGCTGGGGATTCGTCGCGGTTGCTGTGCCATGCTCGATTCCTCGTCTCGCTTCCTCACGCGCCTGCTCGACCGACAGCGTCACCTCGACGCGCACCGGTCCCGTCACCTGCACGGCGCCCTCGATCTGCCGGCGCTCGACGAAGTCGGCGCCCATGCGCGCGCGCAGCTCGAGCGCCTTCAGCCGATCGCGCGGCTCGGTGCGCGGGTTCGTGATGATCTCCTCGACCGCCGCGAGCCGCGCCTCGCGCGTCATCGTCGACTTGGCTTCGAGGATCGCGCGCTGCCGCGCGAGCTCGTCGGCGATGCGCTTCGATGCGACGAGCCGCGAGGCCAAGCTCGCGATCGACGAGTCCGCGCCCGTGTAGCCAGCGCGGCGCGCGGCGTCGATCTGCGACGAGCCCTCGAGCAGCGCGCGGATGAACGCGAGCTCGCGCCACGTGTACGCACCGCGGCCCGACGCCGCAGCCGTCTTCGAGGGCTTGCCTTTCGTTGCGCGGCTCACAGCGCGGCAAGCTCCTGCGGCGAGACCTCGAGCGCGGGCGGCGCCCAACGTTCCTCGACAAGCACCTCGAGCACCTCGAGGCCGCAACGCTCGAGCACGGACGCCCACGAGCGCGCGCCGAGCACCTCGGGCCGCGTGCGGCCGCGCGAGTGCAGGCCCACCCACAGACCGAACACGGGGCCGGGCGTGAGCACCCACCCACGGTGGGCGAGCTTGCGGTCGATCCAGTCGTCGATGCGCGCCGCGGGCGCCGCGCCCTCGAGGACGGCCGCCACGGCCGTCTCGTACTCGTTCGGGCCGAACGTCGCCACGGCGGCGGTCGCGGCCTCCTGGAGGCGCCTGCGGGCGGCGGTGAACCACGCCGTGCGGCCCGATCGGGTGCGCACGAGGAGCGAGGCCGGGGCCGGGAGGTCGGCCCACGCGGCCACGGGGACGTCGAGGCCCTCGAATGGCTGTGACCGGTGTGACCGGCCTGTGACCGGTAGATTTTCAGAACCGGTCACACCCTTTTCGTGAGTCGTTGTCGACTCTTGAGTTGAGTTTTTCTCTTCTGTGACCGGTGTGACCGGTAGATCTAACAATCCTATACGCGCGCGTGAGGGCCCTTGAGGGGCCATCTCCGCTGTTACGCTCTCGCGCGCGCGTATAGGCTCATCCAAAATGCCGGTCACACCGGTCACTCCGGTCACAGCGAGCCTTTTTGCCAATCGCGTCATGTGGTTAACCTGTGACCGGTATCAGCCGCCAAAATCGTCGTCACCGGTCACACCGGTCACAGCCTCGAGGCCGACGGCGCTTCCGTTGAGTGCGACGAGGCGTAGGTGTGCGCCCCCGACTCGGACTCTCGTCGTGAATCGGTCGGCGTCCCCGTTCGTGACTCGCAGGTGGCCGGCTGCCCGCCACTCTCGCAGCACCACCCCGTCGTCGATACTCGACTTGCCGAGGTAGGTGCGGAGCGCATGTGGCAAGACGAGCAGGCTCCCGTCGGTGTCCAGGTACCCGTGTATCTCACGGGGGTTCCCTTCGATCTTGGGGGCGCGGGCGCCGCTCGAGCTGACCACGAGCGCGGGGAAGGCATTGGGCTCGGCGGCGAGCCAGTGCTGCACGAGCTCGAGGGCGCGGTCGGCCGCGCTGCGCACGACGCGGTGCGCGTCGCCGGGCTCGCCGTACAGGCGGGCGATGCTGGCCCCCTCGGGCTCGCCCAGGCCGAGGGCGGCGTGCACGAGCGACTCGACGTAGGCGAGCAGCGCCCACGCGATGGCCTGCCGGGCGCGCAGGCTGTCGGGCGCCCGGCCCTGGAACGCGGCGACGACGCGCCGCAGCTGCGCCCGGTGGGCGGCTATCTCGGCCGGCGTCAGCTCGAGCAGCATCGCGAGCCACGCGCGCCCGACGTGGCCGTGGTTGTCCTCGCAGGCGCGGCGCACGGCGTCGACGCCCTGCGCGTCGAGCGTGCCGAACCCGGACACCGAGAGCTGCAGCACGCGCACCTGCGCGCCGGTGGCCGACGACTCTTCGGCGAGCAGGCGCTCGCCCGTCGAGAGCACGACGGTGCGCCACGAGGCGGTATCCCGTAGGCCGCCTTCCTTGGCGCCGCGCGTGCGGCCGACCCCGTTGATCAACATGTACACCGCGCGCTCGCGCTCGCGGGGGTCGACGACGCCGGCCTCGTCGATGGCGAGCGGCAGATCGCACAGGTGGGCGGCGCGCTGCTCGTGGCCGACGGTCGTGCTGTTCCACGACGCGACCCACTCCTCGTCACTCGGGTTGCCGTAGACCGAGGCGGCGATCTTGAGCATCGACGACTTGCCGCGCGAGGAGTCGCCGGCGAGGTGCAGGGCGAAGATGGGCGCGCCGAGCACGCGTAGGAGCGGCGCGGCGAGCGCGGCCGCGACCGTGGCGGCGGCGATGGGCGAGGCGGCCCAGGCACGGCGCAGGCCCTCGAGGTGCGCCTCGAGGTCGCCCGCGGTCGTCAGGCCGCGCGTCAGGCGCACGCGGTCGGCCGCGCGGTCGACGACGAGGTCGACGGTGCTGCCCGTGCGGCGCAGCACCTCGCCGGCGACGACGAACACCTCTTCGCCCGCGACCGTGTGCCAGCCGCAGCGCGACACGCTGCGCGCGCGGGGCAGGCGGCGCTCGTTGACGGCCTCGAAGTCGCGCAGCCAACGCACGACGCCGGCGGCGGTGTTGGTGTCGACCGGGGCGCCGGCGGGCGCGAGCTCGCCGACGAGGGCGCGCGAGTCGACCATCGTGCGGCGGGGCACGGTGACGGTGCGCCACGCGCGGTCGCGCCGGAACACCAGCTCGACGAGCTCGTGCCCGGTGTAGAGGTCGGCGACGAGCGCGCGAATGAAGATGGGCGCGCGCTCGACGAGCTCGGGTCCGCGCTTGCCATCGGCGTCGCGCCACAGCGAGCCGTCGCGCGCGATCTCGTAGCCGTGCGGCATGCGCAGGCGCGCGTCGAGCGGCACGCCCTCGAGCGCGCGGTGCGAGGCGACGGTGTCGGCGTTCTCATTGCCGGTCGCGCCCTCGAGGGGCGCCGCGTCGTTGAAGAGCGCGCGCAGGGCCGCGGCGCCGGCCGTCATGTAGTAGTCGTCGACGCCGAGCTTGCCCCCGCCCTCGGGCGTGGGGATCAGCACGTTGCGCACGCTGGCCGCGCCGGCGGCGTAGAGCATGCCGGCCAGGACGCGCCCGGCGCGCAGCACGTTGTCGTTCTCGACCTGATCGGAGTCGAACGCGACGAAGCACGTGCGGCCCTGCAGCGCGACGTGCCGGCGGATGAGGTCGTGCAGCCGGTACTCGTCGGTCTCGCGACGGTGCGCGGCGTCGTGGAAGCACGAGACGCCCGTTGCGCCGACGGCGGCGAAGCCGAGCTGATCGAGCAGCGCTGCCTTCTTCTCGCCCTCGGTGAAGACGATCGGGATCGAGGTGTCGGCGTAGCGGCGGTGCACGCGCGAGCGCACGGGGAAGTAGGGCGCGACGGGCGTCTCGCGCGGCTGCTCGTACTTCGCGACCTTGCCCGTCCGCTCGTTCGTGCGCGGCTTGTCGGGCCGCACGCGCGCGAAGAATGGCTCGGCGGCCGCGCCGGCGTCAGGCAGGAAGAACGGGATCACGAGCCCGTCGCCCATGAGCTTGGGCCACGCGCGCCAGCCGAGGATCGAGGCGAGCTCGGGCGAGGGGCGCTCGGTGAAGAAGCCGCCGGCGTCGATCGACTCGGCGTCGAGGCCGCTGCCCTGCAGGTGCGCGCGGTGCGCGTCCGAGAGCGAGCGCGCCTTCGCCCGCAGGCGGATCACCGGGACCTTGGCAGGCGCGGCCGCGGCCGCGTTGTCGTCGCGCTCGTCGGCCATCAGTCGCGGTCCCCGTTCCAGCGATCGGGCCAGTACTCGGTGCGCACGATGTCGAAGTCTCCGGGCCGGCGAGCGCGCCCGAGGCGGCGCTCGAGCTCGATCACGACGATGTCGCGCTGCCCGTAGCCCGTGCCGCCGAACGAGGGGCGGCGAGCGAGGCGTGCCTCGCGGGTCTGCACGACCTCGGCCCACAGACCCTCGGCGCGGCCTGCGCCGCACAGCGTATTCACGGGCACGATCGCGACGCAGCGAGGCGCGAACTGCAGCGCGCGACGGATGAAGCGATCGGGCAGATCGCCCTCGAAGGGCGGGTTCAGCAGCGCGACGTCGGCGCGCACCTCGTCGAGCAAGCGCCCGAACACGTCGCCCTGCGCGCCGATCCAACGACGGTCCGCGTGATGCGCGCGGTGCACGGTGTCGAACGAGCGCTTGACGATCTCGATCGAAAGCAGGAACTGCGCGCCAGCCTCGAGCGCCGCGCGCGTGAGCGCACCGCGGCCCGCGCCGAGGTCGACGACGCTGCGCCCCCGCACGTCGGCCCACTCGGCCACGCGGCGCGCGAGCCGCGGCGGCGTGAACCACACACCGCGCCGCTTGCCGGGCGTGTGGGTGGCCCGGCCCCGCTTGCGCAGCGGCGCGAGCTTCACTCGCCCCCCACGACGCGCAGCGGGCGCAGCATCGGCCGCCCGAGCGCCTGCTCGGCGCGCTCGAGCGAGGCGTCGAGCGAGACGAGCTCGCGCACCTGCTCGCGCACGCGGCGCCGGATGTCGCCGATCTCGACGCGGTCGCGCTCGCCGTCGGCGAGCGCGGCGAGGTAGCCCTCGAGCACGGCGCCGCCGCCCTGCGCGATGCGCGCGGCCTGCCGCAGGTCGTCGGTCACGGGCAGCGGGGGCGGCAGCGCGGCGATCACCCAGCCGGGCCCGAGCGCTTCCTCGCAGACGTCCAAGCACACGCGGCGGTCGATCGCCGCGAGCGCGTGCACGGGCATGCTGCGCCCCTGCTCGGGATCGGCCCACGCGCGCGCGTGCTGCTCGGGCACGTCGGCGGCCGCAGCGAGGCGCGCGCGCGGCACGCCATGCCGCTCGAGCGAGGCGGCGAGCGCGCGCGCGGCCGCGGCCTTGCGCGCCGCGCGCCGCTGCTCGGGCGTGAGGGGCAGCGCCGACGCAGGTGCGCGCCCGGTCACCGCCGCACCTTTCGCGAGCACGCGGCAGCCACACGGTCAACGCATGCGCGCAGGCAGTTCACGCGGCCGTGTCCTCGAGAATCTCGATCGCCGTGACGGCGCCGCCGGTGGCCTCGGCGATCCGCTTCGCGCGCTCGAGAGTCTTGGGACGTCGCGGGTTGGTCGGATCCGCGGCCTCGTAGAAGTCCGCCGGCCGCACGCCGCGCTCACGCGCGATGCGACTCAGCTCGCCTCGAGGAAGGGAATCCATCCACGCACGCAACCGCATGTCCGCATAATACGCAACTGCGTACCGCGCGCAAGCGCTCATTGCACGCACGTGCGTATGATGCGAGAAATCGACGGCCATGCGAGGATCGAGCGTCAGTCATGACCCCTGGTCGACGTCGATCCGATCCTCAGCCCCAGCTAGCTCCCCCACAGGGCGCCAGCATTCGCGAACGGATCACGAACCGGCTACGCGAGCTCGAAATGAGCCCGCGGCAGCTGGGGATGCGCATCAACCCGAAGCGCCCGGGCAATGTCTACGACTGGCTGGGAACGCCCAGCAAGCCGCCCCGACAACACCCGAGCGCTGCGACGCTGCGCAGAATCGCTGAGGTGCTGGGGATGACGACCGATGAACTGTTGGGCATGGCTGAAGGGCAGGAACCGCCCTTCTCTGCGTGGAGCGAGTTCCTGCAGGCCCTCGCCGGCCGGGGCGACAAGCTCTCGAGCCGCGAGCGCCGCAAGCTCGCGATGATGCACTTCGAGGAAGACGAAGAGCCGACCGTGGGCACGTACGAGCTGCAGCTCGCAACGTTCCGCACCACGTTGAAGAAGCGGACCCCCGCGGCGTAGCTCGCGCGGATCGCAGCGGTTTCAGCGCTCGCGACAGACGGTCGTGCTGTGTTGGCTCGACCATCGGTGCGAGTGGCAGACCGTTCGCGGTCCGCGGTGACACGCGCTCGTCGCCATCGTTGCGACCACGATGGCTGCCAGCATCACGCCCCGAATGCTCATGCCCAAAAAGTGCCCTAGCTACGAGCATTTGTAAAATATACGCATTTGCGGACTAGCCTAGTACGCAAGTGCGTACTAGTGTCCCCGTCGTCGGAGGAACGAACGATGGCGGGAACGACACAGACAGACGCTGGCGAGCGGAGCGTCGCGAAGCTTCGGAACGCTCGAGCGACAACCTTCTGCGCCTACGATCAGCTCGCGGCGCGCGCGGCGGCGGTCCTCAAGGTCCGCGGCCGCAAGTCGCCGCTGTACGCGACGGCGGTCGCGCTTGCCGACGCGGCCCGCGAGCGCTTCCTCGCGGCCGATGCCGCATGGCACGCGGCGCTGCTCGTGGAGCCGACGGCGCTCGAGCGCTGCGGGGTGTGCCTGGGCGCGCAGCGCCTCGACGTGGACGGCGCGGGCCGCGAGGTCGAGTGCTGGGGCTGCAACGGCGAGGGCGTCGTCGAGAACGAGCAGCCCGAGTGCAAGGGCCACCCGGCGGGCGCGCACGACGCGATGGGCTCGACGGTCTACTGCGACGGCTCGTGTCGCCGCGCTGCGAGGGCAGCGTGACCGGCTGGGCGAAGCTGCCCGCGGTACCGGGCTCGGTGGCGTGTCTCGTCATCGGCGTGGGCGGTCGCAGCATCGCGAGCGGCGCGCTCTCGGATCTGCCGATGGAGCGCGTGATCGCCGTGGGCTTCGGCAGTGCGACGGCGACTTGCGATGACCGACAGGTGTATTCCGAAGAAAGCCTCGGCGACGACGCCGAGTTCTGGACGGTGGCCGACGTCGAGAAGCTCGCGGCTGCCGACCCCGATCACGACTGGCGGATCGCGTTCCACGCGCCGCTCTACAGCGCCGTCTACCAGCGACAGGGTGACGCCGCTTGGGTGCTCGTCGAGAAGGGGCAGGGCTTCGCGTGACCGCCCTTGTCGTGTGCATCACGTGCGGGCAGCGGCTCGACGATGACGCGCCGCTGTGCCCGTGCGACCGAGAGCGCCTTGCGCGCGCCATCTCGCGCCGCATGGCCGAGACCGGCCCCGCGCCGCAGGCGCAGACCGAGCTCGAGCGCGTCATTGCCGACGCGGCGCGCCGTGCGGCTGCACGCGGCGCGCAGCTCGAGCGCATCGACGTCGCTGCCGCCGCAGCCGCGCACCACGCGACGCTGCGCCCGGCGCAGCTGTGCGTCATGAGCGCCTACAACGAGCCGCTCGAGGGCCCGGTGTCGGCAGAGCTCGCGGCCTCCGAGTACGGCCGCAACCTCGGCATGTTCTGCTACGCGCGCCGCAACCCGACCACGGGCGAGTGGGAACAGTGCAAGTGGTACGCGCACGGCCGCCGCGTCGTGTACCTGCGCCGCACGCCCGCGGGCGCCCTCGACGAGGTGTCATGATGCCTCCGAAGAAGAAGGCGCCGCGCATCATGCCGCCGACCGGTCGCGACACCGTGAAGGTCGAGATCCTGCTCTGCGCATCGCACTCGGTCTACGCGGTCGCGATCGACAACCAGCGGATCACCCCGGCCAAGTGCTGCGGCTCGTGGCGCTCCGTTCGCACGTACTTGGTTTCGAAGTCTGAGATTCGCGAACTCGTGCAGGAGGACTGACCATGCCGTGGGCCTTCCAGAAGTTCGGCACCGAGGCCGACCCCATCCGACAGAGCGCGATCAACGCCATCGCGTCGCAGAACGGGTGCGCGCGCCGCTACCGCTTCGACCGCGACGCGCAGGCCGA